CACCAATCCATTTTTTCATATGCATATATGCTAGTTTATGTCTTTCTTTCATTTAAAATATACCTATCATTAGTTTAGTATCTTCCGGTATAAGATCAGGTCCCCACTGTGGTTCCCATACAAGTTCACGTTCTACTTCTGTCACACCGTCAACATTTTTGCAGGCTTGGTATATGTCTTCGCATATTTGATCGGCAAATGGACACATAAAACTTGTTAAGCTATGCTTTACATGAACTTTAGTTTTTTCTATTTCTATACTATATATCAAACCCAAATCGTAAACATTAACGCTTATCTCTGGATCATAGACAAGACGTAGTGCTTCTATTATCTTATCTTTCATGAGCAGACCTTCACACCATACTGCTTTTCAAAACGATCTGCGTCAGCACGATCATTTACCATGGGCTCGCCACGGATGTTTAGGCTAGTGTTTAATAGCATTGGGCAGTCTGTCATTACATACCACTTTTCAAGTAGGTCCCTTGCGCCAGTACGATCATCCTTGCCTACTGTTTGTACACGACTGGTGTTGTCATAATGTACTATTGCAGGGAATAGATCTGGACGCTTACATTTATAGGTAAACTGCATATAGGGACTCGTATCCAGTCTGGGCATATCAAAATAATCGTGTGCATGCTCCTCTAATATCATAGGAGCAAAAGGTCTGAACTTTTGTCTGCGTTTGATCTCGTTAACACGGTCTTTTATATCATCGCCGCGTGGGTCAGCAAGTAGACTGCGATTGCCCAGAGCACGTGGGCCAAACTCTGCACGACCACTTGCAACTCCTACAATACCTTCACGCTGTAGTTCGCCAATAATTTCTTCACTGGGATATTCACCGGGAATGTTTGTTCCCAGATATGGCCCTTGCCAGTTTAAACGTTTGCCATATGCAAGAGCAGCAGCACCTAAACTACTACCACAGTCGCCAGGGTTTGGCATAACCCATAGTCTATTCCAGATATCACGAATCGCACTATTTGCAACACAGTTAAGAGCAACACCCCCCATGAACACGCAATCATCAATATCAGTATTTGTAATACTTAATTGATGCATTGCCGTTCTGAGCATGCCTTCAGTGATCATTTGTGCAGCTCTGGCTATTTCTTCGATTGTATATTCACTGGCGAAACTGTCTTCTACACCAACGTGAAAATTTCGTTTAAAAATCTGTTTATGTTCATTATCTAAACTACCAGTAACAACCTCGCGATATGCATTTGGAGATCCATACGCTGCCATACCCATGAGAATATATTCTTCTTCCATGGGTTTTAAACCACAACGCTTGGTCATTGCGCTGTAAAACAATCCTAAACTATGAGGGTAGCGACGTGTATAAATCCTTTTATATTGTGCCCGACCTTGGTCATCGTATTCAGCACGATATGTTGACCAACAGTCCCATTCACCAATAGCATCTATTACTACCACAACAGCACGATCAAAGGGTGATGTTTGAAACCCTGCCGCGGCATGACTTAAATGATGTCCTGAGTATTTGTCTACTTTAAGTCCGTATGGTTTTAATTGTTTAGTAGGACTAGGGTCACCAAACACTTTACGCCACTCACCACTATATAGTTGACGTGTTTTTTTCAGCCATGGACGTTCATACCAAGCAACTAAATCAGGCGTACCATAACCGAGTGCCTCAGCCATAATGCCTTCATTTAGTGTAGCATCATTTTTAACTTTACTATAGCGTTCGCTGTGACCTGCAAAAAGTATATTGCCTCTACTGTCCACGACACTGACACCAGCATCATGAAAGCCTGCACTCACGCCCATAATTGTTTTGTTTTTCAAAATAAAATCCAATATCTTTGAAAGTTTTGTTTAACATATCTTCTGTTAGATACTTTGATATTCCTATCATATTTTTTGTAATTTTTTTATTTTCATTTTTACACCAAGTTCTAATAGTGCCTTTGCTTATGATATCTATATGTTCCGATGCTTCTCTTAATGTAGCAAATTTTCCAAAAGGAGTAATATAATACCCTTTAAATGAAGAACTTTTTTCACCCGTATACTTTCCTTTTAGTCCTTCACTAATCTTTTCTTTATCTTCATTTGATCGGAATGTTCCTTTTAGTCTTGCATTATTTTTCTTTTGTGCTTCTGACATCGTTTTACGCTGCTCTAATGTTCGTTTTTGGCCCGTTCTCGATTCAATCATTTTTTGTTTTGTTTCTTCACTGTGCGGTGGGCGCAATCTTCGAGCTTTTTTTAGATTTTTTAAATGTGATTCGGAAAACCCTTGGCCTTGTGTATAGTGATCGAGTCCTGAACTAAACCCTTTACCGCCAGGTTGTTTATTATAACAATTCTTATCAGTTAACCATAAGTCACCTAACAGCTCTTGTTCTTTTGTGTAGCAATCTTGCTCGTTATCGGTCTCAAATAACGTCATTCTTTCAAAATTACTAACTCCATACTTCTGTATAGCTTGCTGCACCGCCGGACCACTACCAAAATAATAGTCAAAAGAATTGCCCTGCAGCCTGTGCTTCCCAATATAATATTTTCCGTTGGTAGTGTTAACTGTTTTATAAACTATGTATGTTGCCATACAGTTATTTATCAACGATAGATAAAAGGATCTCTTTTACGTAGTTCTTTTAGTCGCTTGCGATACTGTATCTCAAGTTTAATTCTGTTAATAAGGTTGCGAATCCAACGCATTATATTCTCCTGTTATTGTCCGTACCAGTTATGTATTCCAAGGAACGCTGCGCCAAAGTAAAACATCTCCATTAGCATCCTAGGCATGTCACGATCTTTATAAGCAAAGTATGCCCATGCGGCGCAAGACACACTACTGAGTGCCCATCCCATCCATTGTATGCTGACTATGCCACTTGTTAAAATAAACAATGCTGTAACAGCACCCACAAACCCCAACCATCTTTGTATTCTCATGGTATTAATCCTAGTGCTTGCATCTGCACATTTTCGTAGTCTTCATCGTCTACAGTATAATCAAAGTAGTAGGGAACGCCATCTACTTCAATACTATATATGTTTAGAAGAGGACTCATCATATCCCAAATCTGCACAGGATCGGTTGTTCCAAAACTACTTAGCATATCTACTTGGCCCAGTGGCAAATATCCTAAACTAAGTCTTGGATCTGTTATATCCTTGCCATTGTCAATCATCCATTGATGGAATTCATCTATATCTTCGTTATGCCATTTATGATCACCACCATATACTACATCTTTAGCCCACTCTATATCGAATTCACCACTATAATATTTTAAATCTGTAATTGCTTCGCATACTGTGTCAGTTAACATCGGAGCATCTTCGTCTCTCCATACTTCAAAGTATGTTTTTCCTATCTGACACCAGTGCATGTACACGCCACCAAACACACGATCATATCCGTTAGTCACAAAGCCTGCACGATATTCATCTTCTAAGTGTAGACGCGGAGCGTTAAGAAATGTAGTAATCTGGCTGGGCCTTACCCACTCAGGTGCTAGGGCATCTTTAACTAAACTTAGTATGTATGTTTCCATCTCATGGCATAGGTTGTTTAATTGTCTAATACTATATTTTACTTTAGGAGATGCATTGTAATAATAATTACTTAAATTTCCAACTGTACCTTGTAATATTTCAAAATGATTATGTAAACGATTTAAAATATTGTGTTTGACATAATGCTGATGTCGAGAAAATTTATATTCTTTGGGATCAAACCAAACACTATCAGGCGTAAAGTGTTCTTCTATTCTGTAATCCAAATCACTTTTATTAATACGTTTTATATGCTTATTAAGTTCACTAACCATAGCATGTAAGCCACGTGTCTGTTTTGGAAACCCCATAAAGCAAAAGTTCTTTTCTAGGTGTAGTCCGCGCTCAAGAATCTCTAATAGAGCAGTTTTCCATGCACGACCCAAGGGAATATCATGGGGAGTTATTGTGTAGTCTAACTCAACACCAGTTTCATGAGGACTTTTAAGAACTATTCGTATCAATACTTTCCCACCATTTTGCTAACTCAGTGTCGCGTAATGTATCAACGAACGGCATCCCGGCTCTTGCCGTATCTAGGCGTTCCATACGTCGCTTGGCCCGGGCTCTAGCCTTAGCATAGTCTTCGGGATACTCTTCCTCAAACGTAGGCCGTTTAATTAAGTTCATTAATACATCACGCATTGGACCTGATGTGTCAGGTAACACATCTGTTATTATAGCATGTAATATGTCTCTGGGCAAGAATAAAGGACTCATGGCAATATCAGGTGTGAACGCAAATGTAACTTTAGCAAGTATGTCTACACCCAAATCTGCTGCTAGTTTTTGTATATTGCGTATCTCAAATAAGCCTGGCACGGTTAGTGTAAAGTCTATACGCATTTGCCTACGGTATTTGCTAACAGCAATACCCTGCTTGAAGTTTTCCAGCCACTGATCATATTTGAGTCCAGTGCGTATGTATTCTCCTACAGCACCAGTGCCATCCAAACTAGCACAAATCTGCCAGTCTCTTATCTTCGGCAATATATCAGTATAAAGGTTACAGCCACCAAACTCAATACGACTAAGGTTGGTATTGTATCTAGCGTATATACGTGGACCATCTCCTAGTTCAATAATACGTTGCATATAACGCCAGTGCTGTTCATACATAAGAGGCTCGCCGCCTACCCAGTATATTTCTTCAACACGATGTTCTTCCACTGCACAAGCAAACTCCTGTTCAACAGTATCTTTTTGAAACTTTTCTATTGCTTGCTTTACAGGCGTTTCCATCCAGGGTTCTATTTTGCCATCCATACTTGCTTCTGCTTCCCAACTGCTACTAAGCATTGGGCCGCACATACGACATTTAAAGTTACAGAGGTTAGTAAAACGATAGTCCCAACTCACAGGCTGCATACTAGTATAGCCCGTGTCATCTGTTGTTCGTGCTATGTCATCATACTTGTGTTTGAATAAATGCCAGAAGTAATCACGATAAACATCTGTGTTTAGTAATTTCTTGTCGCAAACCTCACACTCAGGTGGCAGTTCACCTGCTAGCATTTGACGGCGCACTCTGCGTATATGTTCACCGTTCCACCACTCATCCAGTGTTTGTGGCAAATATTCATTAGTGCCGGCGGCGGTGTCTATATACTGACGAAAGTTCTGAGCAGGTTCTCTGCTGGCACAACATAGCCTACGCTCTGTCTGTGGTGACAGATAGGTGTGCGTCCAGGGTGCCATGCACAAGGTATCAGGTTTATTCATCTGCTAATGGAAATTCAAATTTCCCATCTGCTGCTTTCCTAAACAAGTCCGATACCCACTGATGCCATTCTGGTGCATAATGATGTCCCAATTTACTGATTGGCCATCGGTCGGCATGACCGATATAGGGTATCAGATCATAAAGAGTCATATCAATCAAGCGACATTGATTCTGCTCACAAATTGATTTCAAATCTATTAGATTCCTAGAAAAGTTTTTCCTACACCAGTCATCGTCGTGTGTTTCCATAAAATAGATTCGATTACTGCATGTAGGAAGACTCTGATAAAACTTTCCATCTTTTTGATATTCAAATCTACTCCAATCTGGCCAAAGACAGTAGACTATGTTTGGTTTATGTTCCGGTACGAGATCTTGTGCCAGACGAACAACCTGATCACCGCTGGCTGATCCAACCCCAAAATTCTTAGCCCCTAACAGATAAGGCCAGGTTTCGTTGTTTTCTACTCCAACACCCCAGGTATGGCTGCAACCAAATGCTATAGAATCCGAATTGGTGATTTTATTCCTAAATTTCAGTGGATTTTCACTCATAGCCAAGACTTTCTGCCAGCTCCCATAGCTATAGCAATAGGCGTGTGTGTTTCTAGAAAACTTTCATTTCTGAATTCGTCTGCCTTTTTCATCAACCTTACAAATTTTTCACCATCACCAGTTGGACCATTTTTTATAAATTGTATTATTTTTTTTATTTCGTCTCTGTGTTGAGGAGGGAAATGATCCTGAGTTAGCCTATTAATAACTAAGTCTTTTGCTGCTTTAGTCATCTCACCTATATTCATATGCCTAGGGTCATGTAGCATATTAAAGTGATCGTAATCAAAATTCTGTTTTGAAACCCAGTCACAAAGATCCTTTAAATAGTAAACGTTTTGAGCGTTTATTGTCATA